ATCTATTTTTAAGTTGTAATTTTTCTTCTTCACTCGTATGTAAATCATCAATAACATTTGCTACTGCTTTAACAGTGCCACCACTTAATAATTTTCCTAAAACCATGTGAACTCCTATTTAAACGTCAACAGTAATACTTTTTTGCATTTTGGCAATAATTCGATTTGCTCTATTAGTTGTTTGATTATACCATCTTGAGTCTTTCATTTCTACCATTGCACCAGCATAATCTTTATTTTTAAGGCATTCTTTGAATTTAACAAATTTTTGCAATCTTGGTAACCCTAACTGAAAAACCATGTGAGCTACACATTCTTTTGCGTTTTCATCAATATCCATATCCATAGTAAAAGTTTCCATATCTTTTAATGCGATATTAAAATCTTTCATAAATATTTCTATAGCTCTTTCTTGGGTTATTGGTTTCATTAATTCTTCTTTTTCGTCATCACGAATTAAATGCCCAGCACCTATTGTCCAATACCCTAAATGATCTTGGTATGGATTGAGGATTATACCACCCTCTTCTTTAATTATGTCATCTCTTAATGTTTCTATATCCATTATTGTACCATCCTTAATATCCATGAAATAAATTGAGTTGCTACCATGAATCCTATTGTCCATAAAATATAATTTAATTTGCGAACTTCTCTTTGTAAGTGAAAAATATGATTAGTTTCGAGCAGTTCAATTTTATTATAAATATTGACTATATGCTCTTTGGTAGTTTTAGGTGTTATCTTACTCATATTGCATTTACCCTAATATCTCTACATTCAAATTTTACTACAATTTTATTTTCTTCAATATAATTTTTTTCAAATTCTTCTAAATCTTCTAAATTCTTGTAGTTATTATATGCTAATTTGTAACCAGCTTCAACACAATCATAATGCGTATCAAATTGATAACCAGAAACAGTGCTACTAGGACAAGTCCCAGAAGTCATAGTGCAAATATATAAAATTAAAATATATTTCATTTCATATTACTTAATGGATTTTCTAATGCTTTTTTTATTTGTTTAGTTA